GTCCCCCCCTAAATGTGTGTTCGATCTCGCAAAAGCCCAGGTCAGAGGGCTACTAACAGTCCGAAGTGGAATGGAGGTTGGTGGCTAGTGGCTCGCACCAAGGCGGACCCCTCGGCGGACGCCACGCAGAGTAATACCGGGGGTCCGATCGAGCGGCAGGTCCGGGCGAATGTGGCGGCGCTGCCCAAGTTGGACGGTGCCCGGGCGACGTACGCGGAGATGGCATATCGGTTGGCGCGGGCGCTGGATGTGGAGAGTGAAGAGGGCGTTACCGGTTTGGCCGGGGCGTCGCGGGAGTTGCGCGAGGTGATGGCGCTGATATGGAAGGGGGTGCCCGTTGAAAGAGCTTCTGACGCAGTCGTCGACGGGCTCGACCAGCCCGTCGGGGGACGACCTCCGGTGCCCGCCGAGGTTCGGGACAAGGCGTAATTACGATCGGCCGACGTTGGGGCCGAAGGTGGCGGAGACGGCGCGTCATCTGGGCTGGGAGTTCATGCCGGCGCAGCGGTACGTCATGGACACGGCGCTCGAGGTGGACCCGGATACCGGGTTGTTCGTGTACAGCACCGTGGTGCTCACGCAGCCGCGGCAGCAGGGTAAAACCTGCTCGATCATCTGCCTGATGACGCATCGCTGTCTGGCATGGCCCAGGCAGGTGGTGACGTACGCCGCCCAGACGTTTGACGCGGCGCTGGAGAAGTGGCGCGACGATCACGTGCCAACGCTGAAGGGCTCGATCTTCGCCGACCGTTTTGAGGTGTCGTACCAGCGGAGTGCGGAGAAGATCCGGTGGGACAACGGCAGTCAATGGGGCATCCAGTCCACCACGAAGAAAGCGGGCCACGGTCCGACGCTGGACATGGGTGTGGCGGACGAGGCGTGGGCCCAGACGGATCTGCGGCTCGATCAGGCGTGGCAGCCGGCCATGATGACGCGCCCGAACTCGCAGTTGTGGGTGCCGAGTACGGCGGGCGAGGACCCAGCCGCGTCGCCGTTCATGTATTCCAAGGTGGAGGCTGGCCGGGCCGCGGTGGAGGAGGGCGTGCAGGAGGGCCTGGCGTATTTCGAGTGGGCGGCTGAGCCGGGTCAGGATCCGGGCGACCCGGTGACGTGGCGGGGGTGCATGCCTGCGCTTGGGCACACGGTGACGGAGCGGAAGATCCGCGACGCGTACATCTCGATGAAGGCGGAGCCGGACGAGTTCAATCGCGGTTATCTGAACCGGTGGAAGGGCGAGGTCGCGGCGCCCAGCGTCATCGACATGGTCAAGTTTGAGGGCTGCGGGGATCCGCGGAGCCGGTCTGGGTCGCCGATTGCCATGGCGGTGGAGGTGGAGATTGATCGGTCGTATGCGTCGGTGGCGGTGGTGGGGATGCGGCCGGACGGCCGGATGCATTGCGAGATCATCGCGCACCGGGCGGGCACGGCGTGGGTGGTGGCGTATCTGGTGGAGCGGGCGAAGCGGCACCGGCCGTGCGGTATCGGCATCGACCTGGGCAGTGCGGCCGGGTCGCTGCTGCCTGCGTTGCAGCGGGCCGGGTTTAAGATCTGGCGCCCGACTATGGAGAAGCCGGAAGCTCAGGGTGCGCTGTTGACCGTGCCGACGATGCGGGAGGTAGCCGCGGCGTCTGGTGACTTGTACGACGCGATCGAGGACGACGCGGTGCGGTGGCTGGGTGCGAAGATGCAGGCGGTGTTGCAGCGGGCCGCGGCGGGGGCGAAGACGCGGCCGTTGGGGGATGCGTGGGCGTGGGGTCGGAAGGGTTCGGGTGCCATCTCGCCGCTGGTGGCTGTGACGATCGCGCGGTGGGTGTATTTGACAAGAGCGCACCTCTATGATCAAGACAGCTACGACGTAGCGGCGTCGGTGTTCTGATGGGGGCCGCATTGCGCAATCTGACCAGCATCGTTACGACGGCCCTGGACGTGCTCGGCCTGCTCGGGCTGGCGTGCGGCGTCGGCGCGTGGTCAGCGGGCCATCCCGCCGGCCGCGGCCTGGCCGTCGCCGGCGCCGTCGTGCTGGTCGGGTCGTGGTGGTTCGCCCGTCAGGCCGATCCGGCGCGTGTACGGGTGTCTGCCCGGCTGGCGGTTGGTCGGCGCTGGCTGGTGGCGCACTGGCCACACCCGGTCAGGGCGGCGCAGCAGCGTACGGCGGAGCGCGCCTACCAGGCGACAGCAGCTAAGGCCGGTGTTTCGTGAACGATCTGGTGACGTGGCTGCGGGCACAGCTGGACGAGGACGAGCGCATGGCACTGGAAGCGGATGCCCTTGCGCCGTCACCGTGGCGCGTTGAAGACCAGCCGTACCCGAACGTGCTCGACATCTCGGGCGGCACGGTGGTCGAGACCGAGTCCGGCTTCAACCCGCCGGAGATTTCAGTTCAGACCCACATCGCCCGCCACGACCCGGTCCACGTGCGGGCCGAGGTGGAGGCGAAGCGGCGGATCCTGGACCTGCTGCACCATGAGGGCGGCGACTATCTATTCGCCGACATTTTCAAGCTGCTCGCCCTGCCCTACGCCGACCAGCCCGGCTACCGCGACGAGTGGCGACCATGAGCCTGACCCGGCCGCTCGACCAGCGCACGTCGTGGCCGCCGGAGCAGCTCGTGCCGGCCCGTGGCGGCGGTAACCGTGGCGGCATCGTGCCGGTCACCCCCGACGCCGCCAAGCGGCACTCTGCCGTATGGGCGTGTCAGCGGCTGCGCGCCGACCTGGTGTCCACAATGCCCATCGACGTGTTCCGCCGCGTCAACAAACTGCTGGTCTCCACCACCACCCCGCCAGCGCTGTCTCTGCCGGGTGGGGAGCGGTGCAACATCCTGGAGTGGATGTTCTCGAGCCAGTGGGACCTGGACGGCGTGGGCAACACCATCGGGATCATCACGAAAGTGGACGGATTCGGGCTGCCGGCGCGGATCGAGCTGCAGGACCGGTCCACGGTCAGCGTGATCGTGCGCAAGGGCAACCTGGCCGGGTACCGGATCGCCGGCAAGTGGTACGAGCCCAGCGAGATTTGGCACGAGAAGCAATACACGCAGAGCGGCATGCACGTCGGACTGTCGCCGATCGCGTACGCGGCAATGTCCATTTCGGAGTATCTGAGCGCTCAGCAGTTCGCGCTGGCCTGGTTCACCGATGGCGGCATCCCGGCCGCCCGGCTGAAGAACATAGCGAAGACGATCAACCCGGATGAGGCGGAGATCGTCAAGTCCCGCTTCAAGTCGGCCGTGGCCAACCGCGACCTGTTCGTTTACGGCATGGACTGGGACTACGACATGATCCAGGGCGACAACAGCACGTCGCAGTTCCTGGACACCAAGAAGTTTGGCGTGGCTGACATCGGCCGGTTCTTCGGCGTGCCGGGTGATCTGCTCGACGCGGAGGCGACGAAGGCAAGCAAGATCACCTATGCGAACATCACCCAACGGAACCTCGAGTTCCTCATCATGCACCTGCAGCCGGCCATCACCCGCCGGGAGGCGGCGCTGACCACCCTGGTGCCGGCGCAGCGGTTCGTGAAGCTGAACACGGCCGCCTTGTTGCGGATGGACCCGGTCAGCCGGGCGACGCTGCTGCAGACGCAGATCAACTCGCGGACCCTGGCCCCGTCGGAGGCGCGGGAGCTCGACGACCGGGCGGCGTTCACCGCGGCGCAGATCGAAGAGTTCAGCGTCCTGTTCGGCGCGCCCGGCACGCAGTCCCAGCCCGCAGACAACGCCGGCGATTCCGCGCCGGTCGATACCAGCAACGACAACAGTGAGGGAGCGGCGGCATGATCACCAACATTCGCGCTATGCGCCAGGCGCAGGCCGCCGCGGACAAGCGGTTCGTCCCGTCCGGCGCTGCGCGCATGCAGGCGTTCCGGTCGCAGGTCAAGACGCGCAAGGCTGCCATCAAGGGCGAGAACCGGATCGTGTTCGAGGGCATGGCCACCGTGTTTGAGCAGCCGTACGAGATGTACGACTTCTGGGGGCCGTACACCGAGATCGTGTCCGCGGGCGCCGCTGACGCGACGCTGGCGGCGTCGCCCGATGTGGCGTTCCTTGTGAACCACCGCGGCGTGACGATGGCCCGTACCACCTCGGGCACGCTCGAGCTCGCCGCCGACGAGTCCGGCATGAGTGACATTGCGTACTGCAACCCGGCGCGGTCGGACGTGATGGACCAGTATCACGCGGTGCAGGATGGTGACGTCACCGAGCAGAGTTTCGCGTTCATGATCACCCTGGGTGCGTGGTCGCCGGACTACACCGAGTACCGGATCAACACGTACGACATCGACCGAGGCGACGTGTCCAACGTCAATTTCGGCGCCAACCCATACACCAGCGTGGCGGCCCGGTCCAGCGAGCTGCTCTCGGCGCTGGAGCACCTTTCACCGGGTGCGGCCCGCGAGGCGATGCGGCGTCTCCGCGCTGCTGGGTTCCTGGACGAGGAAGGCGAGCCGACCCCGGCTCTTACCCGGGCGATCGCCGCGCCGGAGCCTGCCATGGCGGGCGGCCGCGGCCTGACCCTGCTCGCCCGGCAGTTGGAGTTGGACGCCTGAACGGTGGTTGTTGGCGGTAGGTGATCTCTGGTCTATGATCGGCCTCAGCTAAGCGAGCCCGTAAACGCCAGTCAGAGCGGAACGGGTGTCCTGCACTGTTACGAGCGGCAGTCAGACCGTGGTGACGGACGGACGTGCGACAAGCACTCCATCATCCGCGTCCACGCGGGTGTCCTCTTCGGGGGTGAGGTTCGTGCGCCCCTCGGTACCGGCGGCGGCCAAGATGGCCTGCGCACCGTT